GTTGAGGAGACTCAATGCGGAATGGTTCTTGTCAGTCATCTGAAGCGACCACCAGGCGGTGGACACGAAGAAGGACACGCCACATCCCTGTCACATCTGCGAGGATCTCATGCGATACCTCAGTTGTCGGACATGGTGATAGGCTTGGAGCGTAATCAACAATCGGAACAAGAAGCAAACCAAACAAAACTACGCGTATTAAAGAATCGTTTCAGTGGCGACACAGGCGAGGCGGGTACGCTTTACTTCAACAAACATACAGGGAGATTAAATGACAAGGATACAACGGGGTTTAGACCTATTAATACTAACAATCAAACGGTGGATACGAATCCTTTTTAAACGATGAGTAAACCACTGACATTATACTTCGACATAGAAACCAACGCGATTGAGGACTTCACACTACTGACAGATTTAGAAGTCATTCATTGTATTTCTATCTACGAACCACAATCCGAAAAGATCGTCACCTATAGCGGAACCTCTATTGAAGAAGGACTACGACAATTAGACAGGGCGACTACCATCGTCGGTCACAATGTAATAAACTTCGACATTCCTGCGATACAGAAGCTATACCCTTGGCGACCTAAGGCACGGATCTTGGATACATTGGTATCTTGTCGTGCGGTGGATAGCGACATTGCATTACTTGATGCTGTCCGTGAAGACTTCCCTTCTGAACTGATGGGATCGCATAGTCTGAAAGCTTGGGGCCATCGATTAGGTATGGAGAAGATTGAGTTCGGGGAGGAATCATTTGATAAGTTCTCGAAAGACATGCAGTTATACTGTGAGAACGATACGATCCTAACCGCTGCTGTCGGTCAATACTTACGACAAGAGAATCCAGCTACCAAAATGTTGAACATCGAGCACAACTTCGCTCGACTGATGCGAGCCCAAGAGTTTCGCGGCTTCGCGTTTGATGAGGATAAAGCTAGAGAACTTGTACGCGTATTAACGACGAGAAGGGCGGAGCTGACAGACGACCTGCAAAAGATGTTTCCACCTGTAGTCGAAGAGATGAAGACTCCGTTGGGATGGAAGCTCGAGATTGAATGGGAGAAAGGGATAGAAGTTATAGTCGCCGATACTCAAAAGCAGATTAAAGAGGCTTTAAAAGTAAGGAATCTTAAACAAGTTCTAGTTAAGAACGCGGTAAGACTAGAGAACAAAACAAAACAGATACCGTTTAACCCCAGCAGTCGTGATCAGATAGCAGATCGCTTGAAGGAACTTGGATGGAAACCAAAGACATTTACTCCTAACGGAAAACCAAAGATAGATGAAAGTGTATTGGAAGCAATAGATCATCCATCTGCTCGAAAGTTAAACGAGTACCTTATGGTATCCAAGCGTCTGTCGATGTTAGACGAAGGAGATAACTCCTGGTTAAACTGCGTAAGAAACGGACGCATCCACGGGCGTGTCAATTCAGGAGGAACCGTGACAGGTAGATGTACACATTCGTTTCCCAACGTCGCACAAGTACCCGCAGTACGCGCTCCCTACGGCAAGGAATGTCGTGAGTTATTCCGAGCCGGAGATGGATACAAGCTTGTCGGTTGTGACGCAAGTGGACTCGAGTTGAGAATGCTTGCCCATTACCTCGCTATTTATGACGGTGGTAACTACGCTAAGGAACTGCTAACGGGAGACATCCATAGTCATAATCAAAAGAAAGCGGGATTGGAAACACGTGATCAAGCTAAGACTTTTATCTACGCCTTTTTATACGGAGCAGGTCCCGTTCGTATCGGCGACATAGTCGGAGGTACAGCGAGAGATGGTAAGATATTACAGAAAAGATTCTTGGCATCACTGCCCGCTTTAGCTCGATTAAAGAGCGAAGTGGAAGATCGGGTAAGAAAGCACGGCAGACTACGCGGTATTGATGGTCGCGTATTACCGATAAGATCCGAGCATTCTGCATTAAACACTCTGCTACAATCAGCGGGAGCTGTCGTTATGAAGCAGGCTTTGATCATGTTACACAACCAACTCGCTGGTAACGCGTGGGAGATCGGTAAGCATTACGCGTTTGTGGCGAACATCCACGACGAGTTCCAAGCGGAGGTAGTCGAGGACAGGGCTGAACGCTACGGAGATCTGGCAGTTCGTGCACTCCGATGGACAGGTAAGCATCTGAAGATGAGATGTCCACTTGATGGCGAGTACAAAATTGGTTATACTTGGGCCGACACCCATTAGTATATGCCTTCATCTAACGCCCAACGCATTGGCACGATTGCGGAATACAAGTTCATTGTCGCTTGTTTGGAACGCGACTTTGAGCCACATCTGTCAATCACTCCAATGCCCTGGGATTGTCTGCTTGCCTGCCCCGCAGGTGACCTCAGAGTACAAGTTAAATCCACAAGCTTCCGCAAGGGGCAATCATATAATGTGGTAACTGCATCGGGATGCAAGGGCAAGTCGGAATTGTCTAGTGATGTCGATGTCGTCGCTTGTTATGTAAGTCCTGAAGATACATGGTGGATGATACCAAGAGATGAGTTGACAAGTAAATCGATTAAGCTAAACCCGGAACCTGACAGCAAAAGTAAATACAAAAAATACCAAGATAACTGGAGCATATATTACAAATGAAAACGACACTATTAATAGACGGCGATGTACTCGCGTACCAATCCGCATTCATCGCACAAACAAACTTCCAATGGGAAGAAGAACTATGGACAGTACAAAGCGACCTAGCCATCGCCAAGGAATGGATCGTAGATCGATTGGTATCCTTTAAGGAGAAAACAAATGCGGATGATTACATCTTAGCTATAAGTGACCGCAATAACTTCCGCCGTAAACTGTTCCCTGATTACAAAGCTAATCGTCGATCTAAGTTTGCACCGATAGGACTAAAGCCTATACGCGAATGGCTCGACCAGGAATACGGTACAGTTATCTATCCTAATCTAGAGGCGGATGATGTGCTCGCTATACTCGCGACTGAACGACCCGATAGAAACGACGAGCGTATCATCGTGTCTATCGACAAAGACTTCAAAGGAGTCCCGTGTAAGTTCTACGACTTCAATCGCGATGAGATGCATGAGATCAACGAAGAAGAAGCGAATGCCTATCACTTGATGCAGACGATCGCGGGCGACGCTGTTGACGGATTCAAAGGCGTACCAGGTGTAGGCACAGTTAGAGCAAAGCGTATGCTTGACGATGAAGGTGCGACATGGGCGACGGTTATGAAGGCGTATGAAAAGGCAGGGTTATCGGAAGAAGACGCGTTAACAAATGCGTGGATGGCGTACTTAATTCGTAAGGGACAATATAATAAAAAGAAAAAAGAACTAACATATTTATGGATGCCTGAGGAGTTTACACCCGCTAAGAAGCGTAACTATTCCCATATCATTCATCAGGTTACGGGAGACTTGGACGAAGATTTGTCTCGACCAAAAGCTTTTGAACCATTAAATATATAATATAGTGGAAAATTCTGTTGACAGAAAACTACCCGACCTTAGTAAGGATTTGCTCGACATCTTGGATGCTCGGTTTCCTTCTCGTTGTCCTGATCCTAAAGATAGTGAGCGCGAGATATGGATGAAGGTTGGTCAGAGGAAAGTCGTAGAGTTTCTACAAGACGTTTACGAAGAACAAAATACAACAATCATTTCAACAAAGGTATAATTATGTGCATGGGCGGCTCAACTCCTCCACCACCTCCACCTCCTCCTCCACCACCGCCTCCACCTGCGGCGACAGCCGAACGCGTACAGCCTGCTCAAGCTTCCAAACGCGGTGGATCTACGGTTAAACGTAAAAGAGGTACAGCACAACTTACGCGTCCTTCTATGGGAGGAATGGCTAAGGGAACTGCTGGTGTAAATCTTCCTAAGTAAGTATGCATTACGAAACGGCTCAAAGCCTCTACACTTCGTTAGAGAATACGCGGTGGACATTTCTTGATCGTGCCAGGACTTCATCGGAACTAACCCTTCCGTATGTCCTGCCGCCCGAAGGTCACGGTCCACACACTAAGTACTACACTCCGTTCCAAGGTATTGGAGCGAAGGGTGTAAACAACTTAGCATCGAAGTTACTTATGGCTTTGCTTCCGCCTAACGCTCCGTTCTTCCGCTTGGTCATTGATCGGTATGAACTCGACAAAGCGAAAGCTGAGATGGGTGAAGAACAAGGGGAACAGCTACGCACGGATCTCGAGAAAGCTTTGAGTGAAGTCGAGCGAGCTGTGTCGCAAGAGGTTGAAGTAGAAGCATTTAGAGTAGGAGTTTTTGAGGCGTTAAAGAATCTACTAATTACAGGTAATACTTTACTATATCTTCCTGACGAAGGAGGTATGCGAGTATTCCGTCCTGATAGATATGTCGTTAAGCGTGACCCTATGGGTAATGTTACGCACATAGCTGTGAAGGAAACGGTAGCTCCAATGATGTTACCTGAAGAAGTAAGACAAGAAGTATATAAAGAGTCCAAAGATAATACATGCGATTTATA